AGCAGAACCATTTATTCGCGTTGTTCCACCTGCCTCTGAACCGGCCCTTACTTTAAAAGTAATTGCGGAAGTTGTTCCAGCCGTCATGAAAAAGGTAAAAGGAATCACTCTAGTAGTATTTGAGCTATTAAATTGAGAAGAGGCGGCGAGAGCATCAGCTACAGAGTCTTGAAATAAAGCCACGATTAAATGGTGCGGCGCGGCGCTAACGTCCCCAAAAAATACAACTTCAATCTTAAGAAGGTTAGAAGCTGAAGTCGGAGTTATCGCCAAGGTAAAAAATTCTGTTCCCTCAGTATTCTGAGGTATAGTATCATCTAAAGGTATCGTTCCAGTTGAACCAGAAGTACCAGTTACAACATTCTCAACAACCTGTGCCACCGAACCAGTGACCACACTAAACAAAGGAATTTTACCCCTAACAGTATCAGAATCCAATTTAGACCCAGCACCTTGAGGAATTAACCTAGAAAGAATTTGTTCTTCTTTTTCGTCAGGCACTACAGGATTAAGAACTGTTAGTTCTTCAATAAGTGGTTCTTCAGCCATTATCGTATATTAAGCACTCCAAATACTATAACGACAGCAATAATTCCTAGCTGTTCGTCTAAATTTTTATTTTCAATGCGCCATTGAATAGAACGAGCCTTATTTCCAACAAGAATCTCTGCTACGCCTGGCGTTATTCCTGCCGTGGTCTGGTCTACTGTAGTTACAATAAATGGAACATCCGTGTCTAAAGTAAAGTTATCTAGCCTGTAAGAAAAATTAAACTCACCTATAGATTTAACTTCATAAAGTACGTAAAATTTATATATATCTTTCTCTAGTTCGATAGACTCCAAAAAATCTTCTTTAGATTGAAAATCTGAACTATAGGCAACCCCATCAAAATTAAATCCTTGTTTTAAAATAATTAAGTCCCCTTTTGTAGATAATCCTCCATAAAGTTTATTTTTGTAAACTTCAAGACTTGATACGGGATGAGTTGTTTTAAGAATTCTATCTCTAATATCACTAATTAAAAGACGGTCGTTATTTGAGGAAGTTTTTTGTGAAACTGCAAAAAATAATTCGTTATTAAAAGAAATTCCTTCCGCTTGTTTCGAATCTACTCCTGCCCCTGTATAATTCATAACTACTGAATCAACTTCTGGTGTTCCCCATCCGCCTAAGACAAATGTAATTTTATTTTGTAAAAAGATTTTAGCCGGATCGGTGCTGATAAGCTGACCATTGGTAATCGTATTAAAAACTGTGGGCGGAGAGGCAACGCTAAGTGCAACTTCATGAGTTACAGTGGCAGAATTATCTACCTGTCCTGAAATTTCGTATGTCCCCCAAGTGGCTAGTGTTGAATCTGAAAATTCTTGTGACGTATAAATTCCTCTAAAAGAATTGCGGTGAACAACTATCTCATTTACGTTTACACCAAAAGCGATTGAAGCAAATACTTTTCCGTTATTATGTAAACCCCTATCTCCAGGTCTTATATTTAATGCAAGTACATTTGTAGCTGGGTTAGTTATATTGCTAGTGTCCTCAAAATAATATCTTTCCTGTTGATTTGGACTAGCTGTAAAAACATGGTAGGAGTGATCCTTATCATTATCTATTCTATACCCTCTTGCTTGGTCAGTTGTATCTGAGTCTATTGTAGAAGTAGTTGTTGTGGTATGATTTCTTTTTTTAAGCCCACTTGTACCAATAGTAAAACCTGTAATTAAGTTACCTGCCGCATTTAAATCTATTTGAACGTGATCTGAGTCAATAACTGGATCAAAAACTAGAGAATCTACAGAAGACCATGTACTAGAGGTCCCATCTGAGTCACTCTTAAAAGCCTGTAAAGTTTTTGCTGTCACATTATGGAGTCCAGTAATTTTTAAACCTGACGTTCTTGGATTATTAGTACCATCTAAAACTAATGAAACTTGGTGATAGTCATCTTGACTACCAGAATTATCAAAACGAACTTCTGTCTGCCACACGCTAGAAACTCTGCGCCTGTAGTAGAGCCCTAAATTAGAGAAATTAGCAACTATTCTAGGCGCATTACCCGTAGTATAAGCTATAGATAACGGATGAGGGTCATCTTGAATATAGTTATTACCCGTTAACCCACTAGGAGTTAAAGTAACGGGTGAAACCCACGATCCGCCTGTTCTCTCTGAAAATTTCATATCAACATCTTCAGTAGAGAAAGGGCCTAAAGAATTTACTATGTGATAGGCTACACCAACATCACCGTTACTAGCAACGGCTATAGAAACGGCTCTTATAGCAATTCCTGTATCTGTAACAACATCTTCTTCTAAACTTACACTATTATCAGAAGATAACCATTTTTTATATCTAATGGTTAACCCTGTAGCTGAATCAACATAAACTAAATGTACGTCCTTGTTAGAGTCAATAAAAACAGAAATTAGGTTGTTTGATTGTTTAGCGTCACAAAATACTACCTCATCAAAATAATTTTTAATCTTATTTTCTGCCGATATAATTCTTGTCCCATCAAAAGTTCCATTATCCCACTCAGATTTTATATCTAAATTATAAGTTTTTGCTTGAGTAGGACCAAGAGAGAAACTTACGTCACCAATAAAATTATCTGCATTAAAAGTAACTTTTTCAACAAACATTCTTTGGTCAATACGATAAATTCCTGTCTCAGCTAAAAAATATAAAAAACTTTGATGAACAACAGGAGTTCGTTCTGAAATAGCGCCAATATTTTCAGGGGCATCAATCCTACGAATAAAATCAATTTCGCCTTTGGCGGTAGCGTCGAAATTACCTATAACTTGGTAAATATTGCCATTGTTTTTTAAAATAACTAGGCTATCTCCGAAACTCTTAATTGAAATAATATTGCCGTTATCTTGTGGGAATATCTTCTCAAAAGCTGCTGGGTCCCAAGAACTCTCATCATTAACAGCAGACCAAAAAATATCCGAAGGACTACCTGAAGTAGACGCCATAAATATACGCTGTTTATGCGTAGTAATGTACCTCGCTCTAGGCACATCGGTGTCGGTTATCAAATCTAGCGTGGCATTATCCCAAGTCTCAGGTGTCTCAGACCCATTGGTAATAATCGCTTTGTTGTTAAAAACAGTCCCTCTAGGGATAAAATCTTTATGAAGAATAATTCTAATAGTATACGCAGTTGATCCACCGTCAAGAGTTCCGGCGTAACTAGAATCTAGTGTAAGTTGAACATCAGAATCCACAGAACTGACTTCAGTATACTCGCTATCTGCGTCAGAGTCTCGTTTAAATTTATCTCCAACCTTAATATGAGAGGTCCAAGCCGTACCTGTGCCTGTTACGGTAGTATCAGTTCCGGTAGCAACTATAGCTGTACCTGTTGTATGCCCTATAAAAACTGATACGCCAGCGCCAGAAGTTTTCTTTGCGTCAACCTTAAAGTTAGTATTTGTGTTTGCGTTATCCTGAGCAAACATTAAAAGATCATCAACAGAAGTTCCTTTACGGTAATTCAAAAGCAATCGAATAAATGAATCTGTATTATCAGGAAATGGGGAATGGTCTTTAGTGTAGCCTTTATACTTCTCTAGAATACTACGTTCATTAACCTCACAATTGAGCAATTCAGCGGCTTCGCCTTCACCTAGAAGAACAGGAGCTACGAAATCATTAAGCCCATCAGTCAAAGGGCTATAAACTTTTTTACGTTCAATTGCAGGCACTAATCTTGAACTCCTTGAGGATTAAAGAAGTTAGGTCTATTAAAGATGGACCCACGGATACCGAATCTTAGCGACATCTCGGAATCGTCATCATTGTCCTCTTGATTATCATAATCAAGGATAGACTGGTTGTAGTCCGCTAGCGCGGGACCTTGGGCCACATCGTCGAAGGATTTAAGAAACTTATATAAAGACCCCTTCCACATAGCGTCATGAAGCTGTTCAGGGATATCTGCGATTTCCACGCTAAGATCAGAAGTTGTAAATTCAGTATTAGGAGTCTTAAAATATTCGTAATTTAAGGTAAAATTAGCGTTGGGGGTGGGATACAGTTCGATCTGGCGATTACCTGAACCGTCAGGACCTATTTCCCGGTAATGGGTAGGAGTTTCTTCTTGAGCATTAGGGTCAAAAATTTGTTGAATAAATTCCCTATCTGAATCAAGTTTCTTTAGGAGCCTAAACTGGCTATTAAGATTGAACCAAAAAATAATGGGTTCTTGGAGGTCTGAAGCTAAGGAATAAATTGGAGTTGAAGTTACAACCGAAATCGTATCTTGTTTAAAAAGCTTACGCCTGGGAATACGCCTAATTAGTTCTCTTTTAGTATCAGAGAAGGCCCGTAGAATATTAGCCGTAATTGCGTCAGTTGTTACGTTAATATCGCCTCTATGAGACCTATCTTTAACTCTTTTAACTGCATCTGATAATAGCATTAAAGTTCACTCCCTACAATAACTTCTAAAGAAGCTCCAGCCGGTGATCCTTTAGTCCAATATTCTCTCAATTGAGAGACATCTATACTTACAGAACCCCCAGGCTGTAATGTAATAGTATCAGGAACGTTACCAGTAAAACTTACTTGTGCATCTTTAGATGTGTCGGTATTAATTATAAGAATAAAATTAACAGGGGGAGACAAAGTTCTCTTTGTTAAAGGTGCTGAAACTGTATGATTGTCATGCCGTAAAACATTAGAAGCGTATCTTATCTCTGTAGGCATTACGAATCTCCCTAAAAAATCTTATTAGTTTTCCCTTTAAACTAATTTTACCCTTCATATATCTAATCTGTCTGCTGTGCTGAAGCTGAATGGGCTCCATTAAAGCGTAAACCAGTTAGTCCCGTCAGAATAAAGCCTTGCCACACCAAAGTTAGAACTTATAACCAACGTTGCGGCACCGTCAATGGTTTCAGATGCTTCAGTACCAATAGTGATGTTATTTGTGCCAGCCCCGCCAGACTCATCTTTAACAAACAAGATTCGTCCAACAACAGTGTCGGCAGTTTGGAGGGTCACAGTTCTTGGGGCCGCTGTGTTGTCAACTCCAATAATAACTTCATCTGCTGTATTAACATTGCCTGCACCTGAGGCAACTCGTTTAACGCCAAGACTACCTTGAAGATCAAGAAGATGAGCAGGAGTATCTTGGTTAATACCAAGCTTACCGTCATTAGTAAGACGCATCTTCTCAAGTCTAGTAGTAGAACCATTAGCCGTAACATGGAAAGCTATATCTGCGCCGTTGTTTCCAACAGTGAAGGTCTCAGCGGCAATAGCACGAATCTCAGCGGAAGAACCGCTGGGAAATGAAACACCGTCATGCCCTTTAAAAAATACAGAGCCTAAAAAGTCATTTAGTTGAGAAGCAGTAGGAGAAACTTTAGTTCCTCTTGCAGACCTAAAGGCAATATTAGGAAGAGGTACAGAAGCATCAAAATTATGAAAAGTAGCACCGCCTGTTCCTACTCCATCATCAGTAATATTTAATTTACTTAATTGAGTTAACCCAGTATGGTCACCCAGGTTCATAGACTTATTAGCTAGGTCAAGTTCAACAAGTTCTCCATCAGAACCAGCGGCATCACGAAGATTAGCTTTACCACCGTCTACTTTAATTAAAAGGTCTTCTTCACCACCAGTGGTATCAGTTAAAGTAAGCGAAGGAGAAGGACCACTCTGAGAGGTATTCTCACTAAGGACCACAGGTTGAGATGGTTGATTTTCTGATAAAGCCATAGTTATTTCTCCGAACCGTACAAAACTTCCACAGTAGCGGTTGCTGTTACTTCAGCGGTCCAGTAAGTTTTCTGTTTAGCCGTTTCTAACGAAAGACTTGAGCCTGGACCTAGGGTATACGTATTAACCCCATCAAAAGAAACGCTTAAGCTCAACGTGGCGTGACTATTCTTGATAAGCAGAAAGTTAGCTGGTTGAGTTAACGTTCTTTCCGTAAGGCTCGCTGGTGCAGTATGGTTATCGTGCCTTAGCACATTTGCGGCGGCTATAGTTTCCGTAGGCATAAATTTCCTCGTTAATTAAAACTCTTCGTACTCCACAGTGACCGCATAAAGCGTATCTAGGGAGGTATTACAAATAAAAGCTTCGTCAATTGCTCCTAAAAGGTCTAATTTAGAATAGTCTAGAAAAAAACTATCGGACTGAACTAAGTTATGTTCATTAAAATAAGCACCAGCACCAAATCTAAATTTAATTACTTTTCCACCAAAAAAATTTAAATTAGATGAAAGAATAGATTTAATCTTTAATCTTTTACCCGAACTAGGAACAACAATATTAAAATCTACCCCACCTGTAGTCGGGTTAACTTGAACTCTGGTAGCAGAACCAGAGTACCTAGTCATATTAGAAGAATAGGGCATAATAAAATTAGGTGTAGCCGGAAGGATTTGCCCCCAACCGAGTTTCGCTCGTTAGACTCGGTACCGTACTCTAACTCTGTACGTGCTGTTAATTTGAGCCACGGCTACGATGCTTCATCACCCCAATAGGCGCATCAATCCTATAGGGGCTGGAACTAATCTTTAGCTCTTCACCTTAACCGCGTGGTCGTCACGAAGCTCGGCAACGCCGTAAAGCTCCGAAGAACCAAGGGTCTGAGAGAACTTTGTGCGAGCAAACTTCTCAACCTTAACGTTCTTAGCCATAGCCAAGCCGAAGGCAGATTTTTGCCACATAATATTCTCGCGCTCAGAGGCCGTTTTACCAACATTGGTAGAAACGAGTGTAGCAACACCATAAAGCTCACCGATATCGCCTTTGCGGATAGCCGCAGAGCGCATACCAAGAGCATCATATCGCGTAAACTTATCAATACCAAGCAAAGCATTTTTCTGCTCTGGATGGATAACAAGAGAGCGATCTTCCATAGGTGCATTAGCAACATCGAGGTCTTGAACTGCGGCGCGAAGAGTCGCGTCCGTAATATCAACCGCCGCTGTGCCTTGTTCCTGAGAAAGACCCGCATAGAGACCCTGCAAAGAGTCGTCCACAGCGAGAGCGAGGCCGAAGCCCATTTTCTCAGCGTACTTGCGCATCAGGTCATAGCGAGACTGTGCTGCAACAAGGTCGATAATATCAATGGAAATACCTTTCCACTGGTCAACCGTGAGCGTAACTTCGGTTTCTGTAGGCGCGGTGGCCACAAGAGAACCATCAGTCGTGCTAATATTACTTGCCGTAAGATTACTAATCTTCGGGATGTGAAGAATATCTCCACCATTAGCGAATTCTAGATCGAAACGATCTACGCGATTCGCCATGACAAGTTTATCTTCACGCGCAAGCTGTACTTCTTTAGCCCAAACTTCGGGAATAAATACAGCATGAGTTGTAGTTGTAAATGACGCCATAACGTCTTATTCTCCTTATTTCAATTTAGAGATTTTATCAGCGTTTGCGAGGATTTCTTCCCTGCGCTCCGCATATTCCTCTAGGGACATGGAAGCAATATCTTGGGGCGAAGGCAGACCGTGTTTCGTGGTACTAGAACCCTCACTTGTAGAAACGGCTGATTTATCTCTCTTGCCTTTATACCCGGCTTTTAGACCTTCTTGATATCTGACTTCAAGTTGAGATTCAAGTTTCTTATTCTTAACATGAGAATAAAGTAGCTCAACTCCCTGCTTAGAAGACGCGATAGCATCTTTGGTCTGTGGGTCTAGAGATTTGAAAGTCTCGTACATCAAAGGTTCAAGTTCATCATAATCAGAGTGATTAGCTTTGAAGTCTTTAACCCATGAATCAATCTCAGCCTGAGCTGTACTCTTTCTCATCGGCTCTATAGCCGAACGAGCAATCTCAAACTGGGTTTCAACAAGTTCCTTAGCAGAATCCTCATCCATCCCTTTTGATACGAGTCGTTGGACTGCGTTATCTACAGGTGAAGGTTGAGACTTCTCCTCTTGGTCTTGGAAACGACCTTCAAGTAACTCTAGGCGCTTGGAGAGATCGTTCTTTGCATCATTGATCTCCTTAAAGCGCGTATATGGAACAGTTTTATCAGCTTCAGATTCCGGTTCAGTCTGTTCCGACTTTCCCGGTTCTGATTCTTTAGTCTCAGGTTTTCCCTGTTCCGAATCCGCTTCGGCTGGCGATTTTCCAGGTTCCTCAGGTTTTGCTTCAGGTGACGATTCCTTAGCGGGTTCTGGTTCAGCTAATCCCAGTTCCGGTTTAACGTCCTCTTTAGGGTCTGCCATAATTCCCTCTTTTTAATGGTTGTTTAACGCCCCTATCCATCAACGGGCGATTCTACTTCACTTAATGATTCACGAACTGTTTCTTCTAAAATCTGTTTGGAAATAATCAAAGACCCCAGTGCATTACGCTGAGCGATGTGGTAATTAAGCTCACTCACATCGGACTCTTTAAGATTATCTTTGGTAAGTTGATTAATCATAGAGTTTTCATAATTATAAATATTAGCAACTTCTTTTATAAAAGCCTTGAAATCTGGATTAGCCAGAAGACGAGACATGACTTTGCTAGCCTGAAGCTCTTTAATCTTATCTCTATCCATTAACCACCTACCCTGGTATCTCTGATAACTTGAGCTTGTGTTGTAGACTGACGGCCCGTAAATGGTGAAGTATTAGGCGTTTGACCCCTATTTGGGCTCGCCCCATTACGAGTTGGTTGCGCGGGCTGAGGACCCTCTACAACGCTCTGTAGCTCTTCCTGATGGGCTTTTAACTGTTGAACGGCCTCCTGCTCCTTTAGTGACTCATGGCTTAAAATGGCTTCTTGAAATAAACGCGATTGCGTGTCATTCAGGGCTAGCTTCATAGCTTCAAAGTTAGTCTCAAGAGTTTGAATATGAAGGTCGTGGTTCTGACCCACCTTAGCCTCTACTGGAGTTTCACCTAGAATCAAATCTATCTCTTCATCAGGATCATTCAAATCAAGCTGGTTCACAGGTGGTTCGTAAATATCCGACAAATCGCCATGGGGAAAGAACATCTTATAGAGCTTATTAAGTATCCCCCAATGAAACTGGATAGCCTCTGGCTGTAATTGCTGTAGAATCGTGAAGAACTGAATTCCTTGCTGTCTCTTAACAGCGGGGGAATCTTCTGAATCCCCGGCTAGCGACAGTACAACATCTTTATTACCCACAATCTCACTGGGCTGTAGTTCTTTAAATTTAACGCCCTTTTCACCGATAATCTTAATAGCTTTCACACGGTCATAAAATTGATAGTTCATAAACTCAGCCATAATAAGCATAGGCTTAAGTACCAGGAGACCATACATCTCAGCCACTTGGGTTATACGGCCCTGAGCTTCCCGGTTAAGGATAGATGACTCTGTAGCCGTACTAGACCCACCTTGAGCAATACCTTGAAGATTACTAGGAGCCCCCACAGATTCTCGAAGGTCATTTTTAATAACACCTTCAATATTAACTCCGACGCCAGCAATAATCGGAGGACGTAAAGGTTGAAGACCATTAACATCTGTAGCCGTAATCACACCATTGGGACGAATTCTAAGATCTTTATTCTTAATACCAGCGCCTCGGCTCTTAATCCACATCGTAGAAAGGACCAGAGTTTTATTATCCATCACCTGATTGCGAGTATCATTAAGTTCTTCTTGGAGTGTTTCTCCAATCTGAGCTACACCAATACCAGCAATTTCATGTTCCTGTGCCACATACGGAGCAGATAAGTACGGCTTCTGACCATGCCAAAACGGATTAGCTTCAAGTTTAAGTATAGCTCTCCGATTACCTATAATAACTACAGTTTCTACTAGATCATCGGGCTCTAAATCAAGTTCATCCAGTTCATCTTTGGTATGAACCATCTTAGCCTTTAAAAGACCCCAACGTTCAATAATCTCAATCTTGCCTTTAGTATTTTGATTATTAAATGTATCAAATCCCGAAACTTGGCTTCTTCGGTTAGAAAAATGAAAGGCATCGGAAACTGGCGCTCCTACTCCAAGATTTTCATTTCCGGCTTCAAGCTTATCAAGTTCATCAGAGGCAAGCCAACCTTTCTTGACTCGTTCCTGAATCCACTGTTTTTCTACTAGGTACTGCTCTCCAACCCAGTTAGCTTTCTGAATATCGTCATACGCAATAGTGATATCCGAAATATGGAAAGTAAGTAAGTCAACGGGTTCAAAGGTCCAGACATCACGCACAGTTTCAAGTTCATCTTTAGTCTTGACATCCTTCTTTTTAAACACATTCCCCGTAATGGGGTCTTCGTCTTCTCGTATTTCGGCGACTTTCTTCGTACGCCGCAACTGCCTAAAATCCCACAGGACTTTGCGGACAGTTAGACCAGTGATCGCTAGTTGACGTAAGGAATCCATAAGCTTAGACTTAAACCTGTTCTCATCCATTTGGTATCGAACAAGGTTGGTCATAGCCGTCGCAGAGGGCTCGTCAAACTTTTCTCTACCGCGATACTCGAACCAGGGCGTTTGCCCGGCTATAGCGCGGTAAAGATTTGAAACAACAGTTTCTACAGCACGTAGAATCTCAGGAACAAACAGATTTGCCAAACCAGCATAATGCCTGTTTGACTGGTGCATCTTATAAAGTTCGTACCATTTAACAATACGATGTTTCCACTGATTAAGGTTCTTTTCAGAACGACCTATCTCAGTGACCCTAGTTTGGACAAAACCTTTTTTGTCCTCTAGCCTTTTAATGTTCTTTGAGCTTCTTTCAGACATTATTTTTTTCTCGGGAGTCTAGCCCCTCGTTTCCGCGCTTTGGAAAAGGCAATAGCTAAAAGCTGTCTCTTTCGTTCTTTTTTACTTTGATCTTTCTTCAAAGTACGGGGTGGATTGGCTCGGACTTCTTTAATCGCACTAGTAAGCTTTCTATTAGATTTCTTATGACTTGATTGTGGATGACTAGGCATAAGGCCTCCTAGGTCTCCTAGGCTTCTTTCGTTCAGCCATTACGTATGAAACTTTCCTTGAAGCTTCATTTCAACAGATTTCGGGTCGGGCTCAGAAATCTTATCTGCTAAAATATCAGACATAGGCGGGGACTCAATTGCATTAGGTCCCTCATACATACTATCTAGAAAAGCTAGTTCGGTTCTCATATCCTTCACAGCATCGGCTGAGAAAGCCGCCATATTCTTATCTAGTATATAGCGTAGGAATTGCCTACGCCGTTCACTTTCTGGATGTGGCATAAATACCTCTAAATTACTCTGCTATTAAGCAGAAGTTACAGCTTCCCATGCTCCACCGGCACGAACGTTCAGCTTATCCGTAGTCTCATTATAAATTACCATGCCATCAGGAGGGGAAGAAATCGCATCACGCTCAGTCGTAGTCAAAGAAGTCATAACAAAACTTTTCGTAGTGCTTGTAATAGTTACATTTCTTACAAGTTGCTGAGTTCCTGCACCCAGCCCGTCAACCAGATCGTTATTCTCACCAGCCATTATAATTACCTCTGTGTTTCTTTACCTGTCGTTTTATCAATGACAGTTCTATTATCGTCTCTAGAAATTACTCGGTTAGCTATAACCTGAGCTTTGCCAACACTAACTTTAGTTTTGTTAGTACCGACGTTTTGATGTAAATTTGGTCCCATACCGCCCCGATTGGGGCGTAACTGTTTTCGTTCCCAATCAGGTATATCCAACGCTTTCAGTGCGCCGGAGGCTCTTTGTTTGCCTTCGTCTAATTCTCTAACGTTTTTGTAATATTGGTCGCACATACACCTAACAGGGTGGCCACAAACATAGCTATCGCTTCTATTTGAATCGGGGTTCTGCCTCATGCTCTACTATATTATATGCCGAGAATTACAAATTAACGATATCCAGTCCTAGACTCCGGCTCAGGAACAGGGTCTCCATCCATCTCCCCAGGCAGGAAAAATATAGGATTACTCATCACTAAATAGCGTATACAGTCCGGGGCATCCTTACTTCTGTCTTTAGGCTTCTCTTTGCTGTCTTTCTCCGAACTACGATGATCGTCCCACACATAGGTCTGTATTTGGCGTACTGAAAACTTGGTCCCTTCTTTGATGAAATACAACTTTGGCTTATTAGTGGTAGATACTGGTTTAGTAGAATCGTAGGTTAATACTTCTTTTACTGCTAGGTGACCCATAGCAATATCGTCGTTTACGCTGGTATTAAAGTATACAGCATGTTTGGCAAATTCGTCTTTAAGAATAAGCCCAGTCACGTTACTGGGCGTCCTGCCCTTGTTCGGGTCTAAAATCCGCATGACCTCCTGGGGCCTCATGCCCATCAAAAGCTCTCTCTTAAATATCTCCTTAGAGATGTTTTTGATAGTACCCTTATACACAATCTCCTGAACAATGTAGATAGTCCCA